TTATGTGGATGAAATGTGGATGCCTCCTTTTAACGGATTAAGTGAAATTGCATCCTGGAGGAAATCAGGAGCGAGGTGCGCATAGGTCATAGTTTGCTGGATCGTGGCGTGCCCCATAATTCGCTGGAGCGTAAGTATATTTCCTCCATTAATCATAAAGTGAGCAGCAAAGGTATGGCGTAGAACATGTACAGCCTGTCCTTTTGGTAGGTCTGGCTTAACACTGCGAAGCACCTTGCGATATTCCTCATAATTGACGTCAAACAAAAGGCCGGATTTCTTTGTTTTGATCTCACTAACAACTTCATCAGAGACAGGAATAATTCGAACTTTTCCGTTTTTAGTTTTGTTAAACGTCACGCGATTATTGATGATGTGTTCCGCGCGCAGATTTTTCGCTTCTCCCCATCTCGCACCAGTACTGAGACAAAGTAGCGTAATCCGCCGGGCATCACCGCTTACTGCATCCAGTAATTTGGCGATTTCTTCCGTGGTGAGATACGTCATTTCGGGTGATTTTCGTTTCAAAGAGGGGAGGGCGCGGAGCGGATTTTCTCCGTGAAATTCCCCGGCATTTGCCAAGAGTGTAAACATTCCTCCGAGATCCGACTCATCACGCCGAACAGTAGACTCTTTTACTCCCAAAGATAAACGGGAGCTTCGATAAGCAGCCATGAAACGAGCATTAATCTGGCTAACCCTTGGATCATTCATTTCTTTGATGATTTTTTTCAACCTGGTTAGAACGCCGTTAGCATATGGCTTATTGCGTCCACCCAATTCCCACCATAACGGAAGCAGATCTGAGAGATGACGTTGCTCTGTTGGCTTTTCAAGCCATTCCTTATCGTGCATGTGGCTGAGAACATAACGCTCAAAGGCCACTGCATCTGCCTTTTTCTTAAAAATCCGCTGAATCCGACGTCCACTTCGGCCACGCGGTCTAACATCCACTTTATACCGTCCACCATCGAGTGCTTTAATTGCCATTGGCAAGCCCTCCGGTGAAACGAGGAAAGACATTTCCAGTTTGTAAAACGTAAGAATAATAAAGGGTTAACCAATTTTCCTTTCGGATGGGGGTAAATCCGTTGGCTCTTGCCCATAGTGTGCGAGAGCCGGAGCTATCTGCCCGGATTCAGGCGCAATTTTCCCAGTCATAAACCACAAGGCATATTTTTCGAACCGCGGGCAATTTAAGATTTTCATCATTACATCCCCTTTGGGTATGGATTCGCCAGTCTCATAACGCCATAGCGCGTTATGCGGAATACCTATTAACTCAGCAGCCTCATTGCGACTTGTAATGCGCTCACTTTCACGCATTAGTTTTAGTTTTTCACCAATCTCCAAAATCATATTGCATTCTCCAAATATGTAGTGCATTATGCAAACAATGAGTTGAACTATGGGGTAAATATCTCACCTATACCCCAAACAGGGAGATTATCACATGAATGAAGAACTATTGAGGGCATTGTTTAAGATCCCAGACCCCATCACCGTCGATGAATTTGCCCGCCGCACGGGCAAGACCGAATCAGCCGTAAGAAAGTTGGTGGAACGTCGGCTCATCCCTCTGGCCACTGAGCGTGAAGTTTTAGGCGAGGAAGGAAGTTCACGCCGCCTTCTCATCCTATGGAACGAGTGGCTCGAAATGGTCTATGACGCAACGAAACAGCTTCCTCCTGAGCGTAAAGATTGGCGCAACCACTGGCTTAATAAAGCCAAGAAGCTGGCGGAAGATTTGGGATTAGGCTTCCTTAATTTTGCTGCATGAGATGCAGGGAGTTTTGATATGAAACAGCAACGTAATTCACGCTTTCGTAATGGTGCTGAACGCCACGCTAACCGTTTCGCTACCAGTGCATCACGCAGCAACATCCGCTACAGCCTGAGTGATACACACGCAACGCCGGATGGCTACCCAGTAAAACAAATCGGCGAGCATGCCTGGCTGATTGAGAAAGCTGGAATCGTGGTTCACAAATGCCCACGCAATCCGTTTACCGGAAACCGCATTTTTGCATTGAGCTGCGGCGACAATCAGTTCGGGCAGGATTTCACATTATACGAAGCACTACGCACGGTTGATCGTCTGCTTCGCGGGCAAAGTTTTATTAAACAGGCTGATTTATAACAGGTGCTTTATGACCAAAGAGCATGCACAAGGTGTATTTATCCGTTTTATTGATTTTCGCGGTGAACTGTTATTACGCGCATCGGCTATTGATGCTGTAGTCCCGGCAGCAAAAGATGTGGCTACTTACCTTTATCTGAACGGCACGCGATTGTTTGTGGAACTTCCGTACCAGACCGTGCGCGAAATTATTAGCGAAGCTGAAAAAGCACGTCAGGTTAATGGCGATGAACCCTATATCGAAATTATCTGCATGGATTCAGAAGCTGAAATTCAAAAGGCAGATTAAAGGGCGTTGCGATGGATAAAGAATATAAAACTCTCGTCAATAAAGCACTTGAGCGCTTTCATTTTCGCATAAGCGCATCAGGCACTCATGCTGAACTCGCAGCCCGAGAGTCATTGACCAGGGCCATCAAGAGTATATACGACACAGCTTTTTACATTGACGACCCGGACGCGCTCGACGAGCTTTCCATACTCGTCTGCGCCGCAGAAAACGGGGACCATATTGAGCCATATAAACTGGGGAATATTGCATGAGTATATTTATCTCATGGCTTGTTCTGATTATTTCGGTGGCCTGCGCCATTGGGATTATGCGAATTATTCATTCAGTAAAAAAGATTGAACGCTTTTTCACTGGCGAATAACAGAGCAAATAAAACCACTGGTTAAATAAGAAAATGTAAAAACAATCCGCATTCGCGGAGGTATTCGCACACGCCAAGGAGGCGTAATGGCAATTAAGCGATTTACCGTCGTTCGTTTCACTTCCAGAGGACGTGAATACGAAGTTGACGAACGGCTGATTAAAACGCTCGACCGTCACCGTTCGCAACCTGACGCGCATCACATTTATCTCACCGACGACACTTACTTCTGCGCCACCAACGTGGTGCAGGTGAACCTTATCCGACAGGTACAGGAGTCACGCAGATGACCATTCTGGACTACATCACAGCCAATCCGGGCTGTAGCGGTGGAGAAATCGCCGCAGCACTGAATACCCCAACTACAGCCATTAATGCGGAGTTACGCCGACTCTGGCGCAGCGGTTCAGTCGTAAGAAAAGAGCGCAAAACAGGTGGTCGGTTCTCTTACCAGGTAAACCCGATGCCGTTCGGGTGTGGTAACCCACTAACCCACATGTTTAACCAGCTACTGAAGGAAGCCAGAGCATGAGCACCATCAACCACCAGGAATTACGCGAACTGGCGACTGACCTGCAACGAATGGCAACACATCAAAAATTACTGGCGTTTCGCGCAATGCTCTCACCATCTGCTGTGCTGGCACTGCTGGATGAGCTGGAGCACGCCAGAACTACGGCGCCTGCCATTCGCCTGACGCTCCATCATGAAATCACTGATTTCTGCGCAACACTGGGGGCACCTGGTGAACCGGAAACACCGGAAGCAATACAGCGCGAGCTATTACAACGCATCGACAACGTTTTCGATTTTTTCCTTAACCAGTAAGGGAGCAAATCACAATGAAACTCAAACCCATGGGCATCCCCGGTCAGGCACCAAGACACGTTAAACAATGGACGAAACAGGAAGATGCGTTGCTGATAAGCATGTACCCGAAACACAGCATCAGGGAAATGACATCCAGACTTAATCGCTCATTTCATGCAACGGGGCAGCGCCTTATCACCTTGCGCAAGCGAGGGCTGATTGGGCGGAAACGCCAGCGGCTGGATGAAAAGGCAATAGCAGAAATAATCAGCAACCGCCACCGAAAAAGTAAGAGGGATATGGCGCGGGAAATGAAATGTAGCAAATGCACCATACAAAAAATACTCCGCGATCGTGGTTACAGCGCAATGAAGTGTGGAGGCATACATCATGCTGCTAAATACGACGATCATATTGTTCATCTGGTAACTGAATTGCGTGATGGGCACGGCATGCCATTCAGGGAAATAAGCAGACATATACACAAAATCACAGGGATACAGGTGGCATACAGCACAGTATGGTGGCTTTACAACCGCCGAACCGCCGCCGACGCCGTGCTGTACGAGCTATTACCAAACTGAGTAATCATCATGCACACACAAAAAAACCGCTTGCCATGCCGCAATCAGTCAGGTTACATTTCTGCTGCACCTCATAAAACGGGTGCCGGGATTCTCAACCTGCTGACAAACGAAGCGCACAACCGCGCCAGCGGTTTTTTTGTGCGTACTGTATTGCCACGTCTTTTTCGCACACGAATTATGGTGGGGCGTACGGGGCCGACTTCGGTCGGGCCGGTTTCTTCGTTTGCCGGTGTTGAGAACCCCGTACGTCTCGCCACCCCGAGATTCTCAACTCTGGTTGGTGAGTATCCAAAAACTCACAAACGAAGAGGCCAAACACCATGGCAAACCGCAAACAGCACCGCGCTATCGCGGAGCGTCGTCACATCCAGACTGAAATCAACCGCAGACTTTCCCGCGCATTCCGCGTCGCTAAAATCATGCACATCAATATGCTGCATGAGCGTAGCTGCGAACTTTCAAACCTCTATTCATCCGCTGTTTTCAGCTATCTGGCGGATGATCTGCGCGAGCTTCAGCAGCTCATCCAGCAGCAAAACAAACTCCATTAATTCCTGTTCCGGGCCTTTCCTGCACCTTGCGGCGGGAGGCCTTCGCACATCTGTAGTAAAGAGAATTGCAGCATGATTGACGCTCATGACTTCACAGGATGGGTGCGCACACAGGACACCCGTCTGGCTCCCGTTCTTCAGGGATTATTTGATCTTTACATCCGTGGTCGTGACAACAGAGCACGCACCACAAAACCGGAGAACGCGGACACCCTTTATTTCACAGTAGACGACTGCTACCGCGTGGACTTCACACCACACGGGCTGGCGTTGCACTGCCTGACACCACACGGCGAATCACTGCTGGCGTATTACGACTCCCCGGCCTCCGCATTTGCGGCAATGCTGGCGCATCGCACTGCTGGCGGGTGTGCCTCGCTGAGTGAATACACCGCTGAATTTAACCGCCTTTCCGCCATCTTTTCGCAGGAGTGGCAGCGCGTGACGGGATACCAGCCATGAGTGAGTTTGCATGGAGCTGGAATGAGCCACGGCCAGCCATTGATCCGGCCAGATTTACGGAGCACAGGCAGGAAACTGAAACCGACCTGCAACGCGCCATCCGTTACTACCTTGAGGCAGACAAAAAGGCTCTGGAAGAACAGGAAGCGAAGGAGGAAGCCTTTTTCGCACAATCCACCGTGGGTAAAAAACTCATGGCATCCCTTGAGGAAGCCGGACAGCGTGAAAAGCTGGCACAAAGCATCATCAGCAAGCGTCAGGCAACAGAACAAGACCCGGTGGCCCGTGCTTTTGCCACACTGAAGGTGCTTCCCGTTTATCTGCGTGAACCTCTGAGCCGCCACCTCTCTTTCCTGCGCAAAAAACAGGAAGCCGATCGTCAGAAAGGCAAAAAGAGCTGGCAGGCGGAACGCTACGCGCGCGGAACCCTGCGCAAAATATTCGAACGTCTGGACCGCACCGACAGCCGCTGGCTGACACCGGGTTATCGCTCCATTGCCGGACGCGAACGCCTGGACGATTTGCTTTACCTGCCGCAGCTCAACAAACACCAGATACAGACGCTGGCCACCATGACGGCGGCGATGTTCAGCAGCACCTTCGAAAAGCTCTGCGATGGCTTTGGTGCGACTGATGGCGAGCTGACCATGGATGTAACGCTGAAGGCGTATCAGATGCTGGCCCGCATGGCGTTACACCTGCACGCCATGCCTCCGCATTATGACGCACTGACAACAGACAAAGACCGGAGGAACGAACCGGACACGGAGCTGCTGCCGGGCGCAATCCTTCGCCTGACCTGTGCAGAATGGTGGAAACGCAAACTGTGGCTGTTACGTTGCGAGTGGAGAGAAGAACAACTCCGCGCCGCCTGTCTGGTTTCCAGAAAAACATCGCCCTATCTGAGCCAGGACGCGTTAAGCGAGTTTCGCGCACAGCGCGAGAAAACACGCGATTTCCTGAAAAGTTTCATGCTGGAAAATGAAGACGGGTTCACGATTGATCTCGAGACGGTGTATTACGCGGGAGTAAGTAACCCGGTTCACCGTAAGGCAGAAATGATGGCCACCATGAAGGGGCTGGAACTTCTGGCCGAAGCCCGTGGCGACAAAGCGGTGTTTCTGACTGTCACCTGCCCGTCAAAATACCACGCCACAACAGAGAACGGTCATCCGAATCCCAAATGGAACGGGGCCACCATGCGCGACTCCAGCGATTATCTGGTTAACACGTTTTTTGCGGCGGTCCGCAAAAAACTGAACCGCGACGGCCTGCGCTGGTATGGCATCCGCACGGTGGAGCCTCACCATGACGGCACCGTGCACTGGCATATGATGGTCTTTGCTCATCCGGAAGAAATCGACAGCATCGTGGCCATCACCCGCGATATTGCCATTCAGGAAGACCGCCACGAGCTGGGCAATGATATTACTCCGCGCTTTAAGGTGGAGTATGTCGACGGCTCCAAAGGCACGCCAACCAGCTACATCGCCACCTACATCGGAAAAAATCTGGACAGCCGCGCCGTGGATGGAATCGACCCGAAAACGGGCAAACCACGCGTTGACCACGAAACCGGAAAATCAATGGCCGAGAGCGTGGAGCGCGCCATCGGCTGGGCGCGCCTTCACCGCGTCCGCCAGTTCCAGTTCTTTGGCATCCCCTCCCGTCAGGTGTGGCGTGAACTGCGCCGCCTCGCCAGCCAGATGGCACGCAACCCGGAAGGCCCGCAACGGCTGAAGGATGACGCAATGGATGCGGTTCTTGCTGCCGCTGATGCCGGGTGTTTTGCCTCCTACATTGAAAAACAGGGTGGCGTACTTGTTCCACGCAAGGACTACCTGATTCGCACCGCCTACGACCTCGCAGATGAGCTGAACGATTACGGCGAGCAGGGCGTACAGATTTACGGGATCTGGTCACCACTCATCGGGGAATCCTCCCGTGTGTGCACGCATCCGGATAACTGGAAGCTGGTAAGACGCAAACCGGAAGCGGAAGACAGCGCCCGCGAAAATGGTTTTGACCTTCAGGGCGGCCCTGCCGCCCCTTGGACTCGTGGCAATAACTGTCCCCGTGTACAGGAAACGGACAACAACGGGACAGAACAGCCGGAAGAACGGCCAGCACCGTGGCCGCAGATCCCTGACGGTGTTGAAGTGAACGAATGGCTGCACTCACTGAAACGGCACGAACGCCGGGCGCTGATGCGTTCGCTGCGTGACAAACAGGCAAAAAACAACAGTGATGAAATGCAGAGCTGGACACAGAGCCGCAAACAGCAGCGGCCTTTGCCTGATAACCACGAATTACTCGCTAAAGAATGGCGGGAGTCTGCTGAATCCCTTGGCCTGCATATCGGTGAACAACAGATGCAGCACCTGTTACGGGGCGGCAGTCTGTACGTTGACGGCAGCATCATTGCACCGCAGGGATTTGAAATTGTACGCAAACCGGATACCCGCCCGGACAGCCGAATCACGCAGCTCTGGCAGCGCCTGAGCCGTAATCACGATGTAAGCAGCACGGAGATCCGCCATAACCCGGTCGCCAGCTATCTGGCACAGCTGGGGGCATCAGACCCTGAAGCCGCCGCACGCCTGGCATCCACACTTCAGCAGGACCAGAACACCATGAAAACACCCGTTACCGTGCTTTCTGACATGCTGCGCGCCATCCGCGACGCAGAGCACGCACAGAGAATCAGTGAAACCACTGAACGCGCCCGCCGCAAAGCAGACCTGCTGCGGGGTGGCCTGACCAGTGGAAACAAAAAACAGACAGAAACGGGATTCACAAATCCCATAAATGAGCAAAAAAACGCGCCGCGATATATGAAGCGCGCATAAAACAGGCAAAAACGGGATTTCAGAATCCCGTAAACGATTAATTAATCAACATAAGGAAAAGCGACATGAAAATTTGTATCGACGACGGCTCCACCAACATCAAGCTGGCATGGACTGAGAACGGCGAACGCCGCAACGCCATCAGCCCGAACAGCTTCAAGTCGGAATGGTCTGCGCCGTTCGGTGGCTCGCAGCCTGCGAACTACATGCTTGATGGCGTGCGCTATGGTTTTGATCCGGTCAGCGATCGCTTTGTCCAGACGACCGACACGCAATACCAGTACAGCGATGTGAATGTCATTGCCATTCATCACGCGCTGGTCAAATCAGGCATCACGCCACAGGAGGTGGATGTGGTTGTCACCCTGCCACTGAGCGAGTATTTCGACACAAACGCACAGCCGGACATGGCCAACATCAACCGCAAAAAAGCGAACGTTATGCGCCCGGTGGAGTACCAGAACGGCGAAGCATTCACTATCCGTAACGTGCGGGTTATGCCTGAATCCATTCCGGCTGGCTTTAAGGCACTGGCTGACATGAGTCCGTTTGAATCCCTGCTGATTGTAGATTTGGGCGGAACCACGCTGGATGTGGCAAAGGTTCAGGGGCAACTGGCAGGTATCAGCCAGGTGTTTTGCGATCCACACGTAGGCGTTTCTCTGATGGCCGATGCCGTACTGTCGGTGATGGCCACTAACGGTATGCGCACCAGTCACCACATCGCCAATACCATTATCGAACATCGCCATAATGAAGCCTGGCTGCGCCAGCACATCCACAATGACGCGCATTACGCCAGCCTGATGGAGGTTATTCGTGAAAAGGAAGAAACACTGAAACAACGCGTGATCCGCGCGCTGGCGGGTTTTTCGGGTTACGGGCGGGTGATGGTTGTCGGTGGAGGGGCGGAGATTGTGGCACCCGCTATCCGCGAAGCCTGCGGAGTTAATGCGACTTTCATCGCGGACGGGGTGCCACAGTTTGCTCTGGTTAATGGGCTGTACGCAATGGACAAGGAGTAAACCAATGACGACACCAACCAGACGGATAAGTTTCTATCTGAAGCCCGCCGCCGTCAAGAACGAAGGCGAAGCATGCGCCTGGCTGGACAGCCTTACACCAGAAGCCCGCAAAAGCGGCCAACGCGTGGCTTTTCTGGCCGGGCTGGCACTTCTGAAAATGAATCCGGCAGAGGCTTACCGACTGGCTGCATGGGCTGACGATGAGGCGTTATCGGTGACACAAACCAGGACAGAACGCCCCGCGTCACAGCCAGTATCAACCGCACAGATAACCAGTCAGATGGCCAGAAATATCCGGGCGTTATTTCCCGAATAACACAACATCAGGGCGCATCCGCCCTGATGACTTTAATCCGGGAACATAAACAAGGGGGACACAATGCAACACATTGACAGAGAAAAAGAGCAGCGACTGATTGAGCGAATGGAAGCGCTGGCGAAAGAAGAAAATGTCAACATCCAAAAAATAGCTGAATGTGGCCAGATAGTTCTTCGTCGTGAAAAAGACATCAAGCAACTGATGTCTGGCGAAATCAGCAAAACATGGACTTCAGGCAAGAAGACGATTTATTGCAGCTTCTGCAATAAATCCCAGCACGAAGTCATAAAGGTGATTGCCGGACCGTCTGTTTACATCTGCAATGAGTGCGTGGATTTGTGCAATGAAATTATCAGAGGAGAAGTGACAGACCATGAAGAAAAAACGCATGAATGACGAATTTGACGGCTTTTAATTTTATCGGGGCGCACTGTCTCCCCCCCCCGCACGAGGAAAACACGATGAAAAAATACGAATACATGCTAATGAAAGAAGCACTGCGGGCTGGTCTGGCTCCCTGTCCTGTATCCGTAGAAGCTGTTGTTGGGAACACGATTTTCCGAACGCTGCGAAATCGCGTATCCGTGAAGATGATTCACCAACCACCCAAATCTACCAGCATGATCTATCTGCCGCTGCCCGAGGCTATCAAACTTATGCGTTCGCTGAAATTTGCGATTTGGATGCAGACACAACTCAACAAAGCGGTGCAAAACACCTTCGTTAAGAAACTGATGCCGGAGCTTGCTGCCAGATGTGCAAAATGTACCAGACCCGCACTTCAATTTGATCTGTCATTGATTCAACAAGCTACGGAGGCAGAACTGTACCGCCTGTCACCTCTCCATGATGTTCACACGGAAGCCTCAGAAATGTTCCGGCTCATGTTTCAATTTAATTTTGCCGTTCGACGCACACGCGTTCAGGTCAATCGCATGATGCAGGCGCAGGAAGAGCTGACGCAACACAAAGGAGGCAACCAGTGAGCAAGATTGACTATCAGGCATTACGCGAACGCTATTCACCTGCGCCAGTACCGAAATGCCCTATTTGCGGCGAGGAAATGTCAATTCAGCGAATATCTGGAGCACAGGTTGTTTATGCCTGCTCCGGTTATGGTGATGATGGAGATTTCAAAATTGGTCGAACTCTTGCCGACGAACATTATGAAAAATCGCGCGTAACAGTGTTGGATGTCGGGGATCCTGAAGTATTGGCGCTACTTGATTGGCTGGAAACTAAAGACAACCGAATCGCTGAACTGGAAAAAATCGCCACTGACTATGCACTTAAATTCCAGAAAGCACAGGACGCATTAAAGCATGCCGCTTTGCTGCATAGCCGGACGGCGCAACAAACAAATAATTTTGCAGTATCGCTTCCGGACATAAGCGAATATTTCATTAATGACGTATTTCAGCCCTTGCGATACGAGCGGGATGTTGAAAGAGCCATCATAAAGGCTGGCGGAAAAGCATTGTGGCAGGAGAAACACGACGACAGATAAAAATAACACCTGATCTCCCTCAAACCAGGGCGATAATCGCGCATCGCCCTGCTGCACAATAGTGCACAAATTTGCACAATTTTTTTGAACGACTTTTTGCCCTTCCGGCCCGCGTGGCGGCTGGATCCGTCAAGGATCCGTGCGTGCACAAAAAAACGCGTTTTTTCTGCGCGCAGGTGACGGGGGAACAGCCCGCGTTTCAGGGGGTAAATAGCATCCCCTGAACGATGTCGCAGCAACACAACAGAATGGCTGTATTTCTCACGCTGAGCGTGAAAAAGACGTGAGGGCTTTTGATTTGATGGGGTGGCAGATAAGGCCGTCAAAATCGCACTGAGGCGGCGAGAACATGCAGTCAGCGCGATGGGATTGCGTAAGAGCCTGACCGTCGATGATGGCAATAAGCTGGAAGACGTCGTGAAATTATCTGATTGATACAGGAGCTGGAGAGTCGGGGCATAAATTTTTTATGCCCCGGCGAAGCAGCAGACAAGCGAAGCGCGTCAGGATGTGGGCTGGGTGTCCAGCAGTGCGTAAGGGTTAAAGCGGATCACCTCTTCGCCAAGCCAGTCATTGATGTGCTTCATAGCCTCCATGACGGGCATCAGCTCGTTAATTGCGTAAACCCGCGCGGCCTTCTCCACATCACCAAACGCACTTTTTTCGCCCGGCATTGCCCCCATCAGTTGCGGCGGAACGCGGTGCGCAGCCAGCACATCATCACGGGATGCCGCCTTAACATTCATGAACTCATCCTTTGCGGTGATCTGCTGGAACGGCAAAATTTGCACCCCCTCTTTGCCCCCGTTGGGCGCGTGGATGAGCACGTTTTTAAACGCACCACCACCACGCGCACCCTGTAACGTTTCTTTCAGGGAGTCCATGCTTTCGCGGTTTACCTGCGCTGCACCGATGTAGATGATGCACCCGGCGTGGGATCCGTTGTCGTAATACAGTTTTCTGAACATGTCCGCCGAATGAGACAGGCTGGCCGAGAGTAATGCGCCAAGATATTCCGGCATGCCGTAAATTTCCTGGTTAATGTCCGGATTCATCAGGTGGCACACTTTGCCAGGGCAAAACTGAAACGCGTCCTTGCCATCCTGCACATACCACCATGATTCAAGATCGCTTCCGCGTCGCATGTATTTCGCCAGTGCGTGCCGTAATTTAAGTGGTTCGCCGAGCATATTGCTCCGAAGCTCAAGGAATGCGTTACCGAACACAAACCAGTCCAGCGCCAGCGCCGAGAAATCCTGCCGGGAAAGCAGCGGGTGCGGGATGTAGCAACCGAGCAATACATTGCGCTTAAAGTAAAGCGCAGACTGATGCCAGGACGTTTGCCGGGCGGCTCTTGCCAGACCGTACCAGTCCACCGGGGTTTCATACCACCGCCCGTTATCAGCACAGTACATATTGTCCAGCAGGTCATGCCCGGTCAGGCGATAAGGACCATCAAATGTGAATGCACTGAGCGATGATTCTTTCCTGAGCGCATCAGCGAGATCAATGCGTGAACTCATGCGCACTTTTTTATTTTTTCTGCTCATCAGAACTCCATAACCGTGAAACGCTCGTTTTCTCCTTCGCCGCCAATTGGTTCGTTAATGACAGCAAGCATGGTTGCCCACGCAAGGTCGCCGTGGCTGATCCCCCTCGCGCGGTCCGTTTCGTAAGTGATAAAGCCGCCCGGTGTTTTCACCTTACGCACGGCGTTAAAGGCCGCGACCAGCTCGCGTTCGGCGCGATCGTATTCCCACCGTCCGGCACGCATTATTTGCAGCATTTTCAGTACCAGCGACCGTTTGGATGACAGCGTGAAGGTGTACGGAATAGCAGCAGGGAAAAACCGCTTCACTATCTGATAAACAGCCTCCCCGTTCCCGCCCGTCACATCAATGCCGATGTGTTCCACGTTGTAGCGACACGTGAACTCTTCAATGACTCTGGCCTGTTCTTCAAACTCCAGCCCCTGAACGCGTCGCGTCTCCACCGTTCGAAAACGGCCACCAGGAACAGCCGGAGGAACCACCACGGACACAGCGCCGCTGTCGCCGTTGCCACTGCTGCCGTTTGCGTCATACCCAATCCATACCGGACGATTCCCCATCGGGCGGGGAGCAAAAGGTTTCCAGTCTTTCCAGTCGTCGTATCCGTCAACACCGCAGCCAATCAGGATATTCAGGTTAAATGCCGATTCCCCTTCGCGGACAAACTCACACATATAGAGATTGCGGAACTCGTCTTCGGTGTTTTCATCACGAATTTCGTCAATATCGGTGTGTTTCCAGCCGTGATTAACCACATCTTCCAGCGTGACAATTTGCCGCCACGTCCGGTCAGGGCAGATAAGCCCGTTATGCAGCGTTTTCCAGTCCACAGAAAAACGCTGGCGTTTATGCGTGGCCTTTTTCTCGTTCCAGCGGTCGCCGTTCCAGTAGGCGTATGCCTCGTGCGTTTCGGTGGATGGCGTGGAGAAGTAGGTGCGCCGCAGTCCGCTGAGGGTTGCCATAGCGCCAGCCACCTTGCGCAGTTCAGCAAAGCGGCTGACCCAGAAAAATTCATCAAAATAAAAATTGCCCGTGTAGGACTGTGCCGTCGCAGCAGAAGTACCAAGAAAATGCAGCTCTGCACCGTTGGAGAGGATGATTTTATCGCCCCCTTTCAGCTCCACATCAACTTCAGATGCAGCCTTCTGAATAATGCTTTTAAACTGGAACGCCTGACGACGCGACGCAGACAAAAAAATCTGGTTACGCTGGTAAGGTTGTGCCACATCGTCACGCAGTGCCATCAGCAGTGCTTCCTGTGCAAAATACCAGGTCGCCCCAATCTGTCGGGATTTCAGGATCATCCTGTTACGTATCCCGGCTTCCCTGCAAAGGGTCAGAGAGTCAAACCAGCCCCGCTGATGCCACTCCAGCCTGCTGATGATTTTTTCCCGCAGTGCGGCAATCTGTTCCGGCGTGAAATGATTTTTGAGTTTTTTCGCCCGGCTTTTCTTTCCTGTGGCCGTCGCATCCGGCTGGCCATCATGCAGTTTTTTAAGCTGCCGGGTCAGCAGGTCTATTTCCTTGAAGTCACCACCTGTTTTACTCTGTTTTTCAGTAAGCTGGATGAGGCGCGCATCGATGGACTGCGTGACACGCTGCACGGGTGGTGTTTCATCCCACTGGTCGCGTTTTTTCCACGCATAAATCGTGTTCGGGTTTATTCCCATCAGACGTGATATTTCTGCGGGCGGATAACCCTGCCAGTAAAGTTGCCGCGCACGCTGGCGCACAAAAGCGTCCTGAATCATTGCTCCCCCTGAGTAATTACAGGAAGATTACCCGCGCGCGAAACCGTTCTCCTTAACCCCCTGTTCTGGCCGTTTTCTTACAACAAAAGCCCTTTGTATCAGCCTGTTACGCTTTGCCATCATGACTGAAGAACCAGTCAGAGGGGCAAAAACTATGACTAATGAAAAAAAGACATCCCGCAAAAAGTTTCGCGTGGCTGTCTCCGGTGTGACGGCAGACGGGCGCGAAATCAACGGCGACATGCTGAAAGCTGCCGCCACCAGTTATAACCCGTCCGTTTATGGTGCACGTGTGAATATTGAGCACATCCTGTCACCACTCCCCGGCAGCGAGTTTTCCGCTATGGGCGATGTTGTGGGGTTGAGCACCGAAGACATAACCGATGGCCCGCTGGCAGGCCGCACGGCACTGTATGCCGAAATTGAGCCGACCGCTCGCATGATGTCCCTGCTTAACGATGGTAAAAAAATTTACTCCAGTATTGAGCTGGAACCACAGTCAACCATCACGGGAGGCCCTTACCTGCGCGGGCTGGCAATGACCGACACCCCCGCCAGCCTGGGCACGGAACGTCTGGCCTTTGCGGCACAACAACGTATGCAACTGATGACATTCAACTGTCAGCAGGGAGACGTGGCGATGTTTACCGCCGCTATGGAGTCAGAACTTATCGAACTCACCGAACAACGTCAGGAAGAAGGCACCCAGTGGTTTAACCGCGTTATGGGGATTATTGGCCGTGGCCGCAAAGCGGATGACGCCAGTTTCTCCCGTATTCAGGAAGCGGTGGAAGGTGTCGCAACATCACAGGCCGACATTATCGACCGTTTTAATGCACTGGAAACCCGCCATCAGCAGGACAGCCAGAAAATCACTTCGCTGACCACAGAGCTGACAGCACTGAAGGAAAAACTGCGCACGCAGGACGGCGATCCGCAGAACCGGTTCACCGCAACGGGCGCAGCCTCCGACCAGCTGGCTGACTTCTGATAAGACAAAGGAGCAAATTTTTTATGAATCTGGTGATGTCAGATAATGCCCGTAACAAGCTGGGCTGCTACATGACGCGACAGGCGTCGATTAACAATATCCCGGTTTCTGGACTGGTATCGCGATTTACCGTGGAACCCGCGGTGCAGCAGCGTTTTGAAAACGCCTCAAAGGATAGCACCGAACTTACAAAAAAAATTAACGTGATCGGTGTGACCGACCAGAAAGGCGAAAAAGTCCTCATGGACACCACCGGGCCGATTGCGCGCACAAATACCAGTTATGACGGCACAGATCGCCGCAACCCGATTAACGCTGTCGACCTGAAGTCCCGTCAGTACCAGTGTGAGCAGGTGAACTACGACACGTTTATTTCGTATCCGCAGCTTGATGCCTGGGCGGCGCACAATGACTTCCAGACCCGCATCAGCGCACAGATTGCCCGACAGGTGGCGCTTGACCGCATCATGATCGGCTTTAACGGCACGTCACACGCGGAAAAATCCAACTTCAGCACCAACAAGCTGCTTCAGGACGTTAACGTGGGGTGGCTGGAGCACATCAGAACCAATGCCAGCGCGCGCGTAATGAATGACGTGACGCTGACCTCCCGCAACATGGACAACACCGTGGCGCACGCGGGTAAGTATGCGAATGCTGATGCACTGGTTCAGGACGCACGCTCATCCCTGCTGGATGAATGGCACAAGGAAGCTGACGACCTCGTGGTGATTATGGGGCGCAACCTGTTTAACTCGCTGCGTCTGCCCGTGCTGAACAGCATCAGCGGCCAGAATCCCAATGCGGAATTACTCGCCGGGCAGCTCATCCTGTCATCGCGCACCATTGGCGGGCTGGGTGTGTTCCTTGCGCCGTTCTTCCCGGATGCAACGATGCTGATCACCTCGTTCAACAACCTGTCGATTTACTGGCAGAAAGGTTCAATGCGTCGCCTGATGAAAGACGAGCCGGAATACAACCGCATCGCCACCTACCAGTCCATCAATGACGCTTATGTCGTTGAAGACTATGGCAAGTGCGCGATGGTCACTGGCCTGAAGTTCGCCGACAGCTAATCAACTCACGGCGGGCATCATGCCCGCCTGTAACGGAGAGAAACAATGATTACTCCTGCACAGCAACACTGGCAGAACGTGATGGCACAGCGCGCAGGCCGGGCGAATGAAGGCGTGGACCACGCCGCGCGTACCGCGCATGAAGAGGTGCTGTATCGTCTGCGTCTGGCACAGGCCCGGCTTAAGGGCGTACAGGCCAGAAGCGCGAAAGCCGCCATCAAAAAAGAGTTGTTGCCGGATTTTTCCGGCTGGATTGAGGGAACGCTGGAGGCTGACGGCGGGCAGCAGGATGAAGTGATTGCCACGCTGATGGTGTGGGCGATTGACTGCGGCGATCTTCCGCTGGCGTTGCGTATTGGTGCGTATGTGGTCCGTCATAACCTCATTATGCCGGATAACTTTGGCCGTACTGCTGCCACAGTGCTGACCGAAGAAATCTGCAACCCGGTACTGACGCAGGCCGGGACGGATGCCGACGCGGATTTGTCCGCCTTTATCGAACCACTGGATACCCTCCGGGAGATTGTCACCGACCAGGACATGCCGGACGAAGTGCGCGCCAAATTATGCAAGGCGTGCGCCTTTGCCCGCCGTGGCCTGAGCGATGCGGACAGCATGGCACTGTCACTGAAGCTGCTGCGCGAAGCAATGCACCTGAACCCGAACGCAGGTGTGAAACGCGAGATTGCAACCCTTTCCCGCGCCCTGAAAAAAGCCGATTCCGCAGCCGCACCAGAAGACGCCAGCGCACAGCAGGCGCAGGACGAAAGCAGCAAAAGTAAAAAGACAACGCGGAAGCCTGCAACACGAAAAACCACCGCGACGCAGAAGGCGAAGCGCGGTTAACGACTGACCCCGTCAGCGGGCGGCGTGCGCGGTGTTCCGGTCTGACTCCGTGACCGTTTACACCGCGCACCCACCGCCCGATTTTTTCAGGAGTGAACCCCATGAGTATGGTTGCCAGAACCAACCCCGGACCCGCAGAGGACGACATCACCGATACCGATGATGGTGATACCCGTATTTCAGCAGGTGCATTCTGGCCGGATATTGTGCTGCGTGAGCTGCGTCTGGCGGTACGACTGCCGGGGCGCGTGACCACCTCCCGCCTGCTGCATACCGCCACCGGGGCCGTGGCACACGTTACCCGCGAGCTGGAAGCGTGGCAGCAGGAACAGCAGGCGGCTGGCCATCAGACGCTGGCCGATGTTCCGGCACCCGTAATTAACGGAGAAAGCGTCAATCTCTGGCACTGGCGCAATGCGGTTTACACCGCCACACGCGCCCTGATTCTGGAGCGTTACCGCGATGCGGACACAACGGACAAGGGCGACCGCCGGGCGGACGCACTGGATATACAGACATCGGATTTGTGGCGCGATGTGAGCTGGGCCATCTCTGACATTCTGTGCCGCCCGCGAATCTTTGCGGAGTTGTGCTGATGAAAGTGAAGGCACTGGAAGGCGACACCGTGGATTCGCTCTGTTTCCGGTACTACGGCACGACGCAGGGCGTCACCGAAAAGGTGCTGGATGCCAACCCCGGACTCTGTCAGCAGGTATTTCTGGACGCCGGGCAGGAGGTGGAGATGCCGGAGCCGGAGAAGAAGAAACGAGAAATGATTCAGTTGTGGGGGGAGTAGCAGTGAGCACCATTCAAACAGGGATCACAGAGCAGGTTATTGCGTGGCTCTTTGACCACCTGCCAACGGTGTATGCAGTAGGCGCGGCGGTCAGCATTTCCGCGCTGATGAGTCTTTATGACGGACGAACACTGGTTCAGACCGTAACGGGATCGCTGGCGTGCGGCGTTCTTGCCATGGCCGTGGCCGGGTCGTTGCGCTTCTTCGGGTTTCCTGAAGATGCCGTGACGTTTATCGGCGCATCAATCGGTTTTATGGGTGCAGAGAAAGCACGCGACAAGGTTATTGCGGCCTTTAATCGCAGGGTGAAGGAGAAGGACGAATGAGCAACACATTTAAATTCAGCAGCCGGAGCGAAAAGAATTTGCAGGGCGTAAATCCTGATCTGGTGAAAGTGACCCGACGGGCACTGGAAATCTCGGAAGTGGATTTTGGTATCACCGAAGGGTTGCGCAGCCGTTACCGCCAGAAGCAACTGGTGGCCACGGGTAAGAGCCAGACCATGAACAGCCGCCACCTTACGGGACATGCCGTGGATGTTGTGGCTTATATCGGCAGCCAGGTGTCATGGGAATGGCCGCTGTACGAAAAAATCGCAGCAGCATTCAGACAGGCCAGCCGGCAACTGAATATTCCGGTGGAATGGGGCGGCGACTGGAAGACCCTGAAAGACGGACCGCATTTTCAGTTACCACACGGAGCCTATCCGGCATGAAGCTCTGGCCCACGCTGGGCGTCGCTTTCCTTCTGATTGCCGCATGGGGAACATCCATGCGTCTGTCGTGGTCGCTGGGCCGGGAGAACGCCAGAAACGAAGCGCAGGCCAGCGCCCTGAAAAGTACCGTCGACACCCTGAATATCATCAGCACCGGGGTACAGGATATGCAGCAGGTGCTGGCGCAACTCCGCGTGGAAAATCAACAGCGAAATCAGGACGGAGAGGCCAGACGTGAACAGCTACGCAACGATATTGCAAAAGATGAATGCGCCCACGCTTTGCCTGACGCTCGTTTTACTGACAGGTTGCGCAGGCACGCAGAACGCGCCACGGCCAGCGCCGTCAGTCCGGCTTATACCGCAGACGCTGACCATACCAGTAATGCCTCCCCCCTTCCCTGATACTCCCACATGGGGAAATCTCGGTATATGGGGCGACCGCCTTCTGGATGCACTGGAAACCTGTAACGCGGATAAACGGGCCATTGAATTACTGGAACAGCGCAGACTGCAACGACTGAACAACGAGGACAACAACCATGCTGAAAACTGATTCCCTGCGTGAAGCCATGACCCGTTCATGCCGATGGTGTCAGGCCAACCCGGAAAAATTCACCATTTTCGTGGAGAGCGGCAACATTGAAACGACCGGAGAAACGCCCTCGTTTGTTTACCACTATCAGATGGTGATGTTTGTCATGGATTACGCCGGGGAGCTGGACGACCTCACGCTGCCGCTGCTGGCGTGGTTATCCGAAAATCAGCCACAGTTGTTGCTCAACCCTGAGCGTAATCAGGACATCAAATTCTCCGCCGTTATCAATGACGATGACAGCGCCGATCTCCTGTTTACGCTCCCCCTGCGGGAACGCGTTCGCATCACGCGCAGCAGTCAGGGCACACCGCAGGCAGAACACCTGCCGGAGCCAAAACCCCGCCTGCCATCTTCCGAAGGCGACTGGTCGCATGTATTCCAGGATGTGACGTGGGGTGAAAGCGATGGATAAGGCATTCACCCGCGTGGATGAAACCTTTGAGGCCATCCGCGACAGCCTGAATCAGCAGGCCATCAATAACATCGCCAGAAAGCTGGCACAGGATTTACGCCGCGCCCAGCAGGCGCGTATCCGGTCACAGAAAGCGCCGGACGGGACCGCGTGGACACCACGCAGACGCCGCGTAACCCGGATACAGGAGCGCATTCGCTTTATCTGGAATAACGAAGCACGCACGCTGAAAAACTGGCATCACGACACGGGGAAATACGGGCGAACCATTACCGGGTGGGATGAGGATAAAAATAATATCCGCACGTTTTACCGGGATGACATCGACCGTTTTCTGGAAATACGCACCCGGCGCATCAACCAGGACAGCACAAAGCGCGTCCCCATGTTCGTAAAACTGCGCACCGCCCGCTACCTGAAAGCCCGTGCAGATGCTTCCGGTGTGACGGTGGGTTACAGCGGCGTGGCCGCACGTATTGCCCGCGTTCATCAGTTCGGTGAGCGCGATCAGGTTGCGCCGGGCATTTTCACCGATTACCCGGTACGTGAGCTGTTGGGTATCAGCCAGGCAGATGAGCGCCTGATTTATAACACGGTGCTGGGCCGGATTGCGGAGGCTGTACGGTGAGCGCAGAACTCATGCGACTGCTGAGCAATATCATCCGCACCGGGATCATCTCTGAAGTTGATGAGAAGTCCTGGCGCGTGCGCGTTCGCAGCGGCGAACTGGAAACAGGCTGGCTGCGCTGGAACACCACGCGCGCGGGAGCCTTCAATGTGTGGCTGCCGCCATCACCAGGCGAACAGGTGGTAATTGCCTGCATTGGCGGCAACCCGGAAACCGCCATGATAATTGGCAGCCTGTGGAGTGATGCCAATCCGGCACCCGGCAAAAGCCTGAAAGAAATCGTGATCAGCGCGCCGGACGGCGCGGTGTTCCGCTACGACGCGGACGCTGGCGCACTGAGCGCCAGCGGCATGAAAACGGCCACTTTACAGGCATCCGTCAGCGTGAAACTGGATACGCCCGTCGTGGAATGCACAAACCTTCTGAGAACGGCGACGCTTGACGTCACAAAAGGAGGAAAGATGAGCGGCAATATCACGCACAGCGGCGGCAACTTCACCTCAAACGGCATTACCGTGCATACGCATAAACACGGTGGCGTGAAAGGCGGCAGCGATTCGACAGGAGGCCCGCAGTGACAACCCGCTACACAGGAATGAATCCGGACGGGACGGGAAACCTGAACGATATGGAGCACCTGAAACAGTCAGTCAGGGATATCCTGACCACCCCGCTGGCAAGCCGGGTTATGCGACGGGAATATGGCAGCCTTGTGCCTGATTTGATTGACGAACCCATGAATAACACCACGCGTCTGCAATGCATGAGTGCTGCCGTGATTGCGCTGACACGATGGGAACCCCGCATTGCCCTGGATGCCATCGACGTTGTCTGGAAAGCGGGAGGCCGCGCCGGGGTGACGCTGTCGGGCACTGTCATGCAGACCATGCAAAATGTTGAATTAACCATCACGCTGAGGGAGTAAATCATGCCTGCCGTTGACCTTTCCCAGTTACCGGAACCCGCCATCATCGCGGAGCCTGACTTTGAGGCAATTCTGGCTGACACAAAGGCCATGATGATTGCGGCTTATCCCGCCGAACAGCGTGAAGCCGTCTCCGCCGCGCTGGAGCTGGAATCGGAACCCCTGAACGTTATCGCCCAGACAACAGCGTTTCGTGAAATGCTGTTACGCCAGCGGGTCAATGAGGGGGCACGCGCCTGCATGTTAAGCCACAGCGCCGGGACAGACCTGGACAACCTCGCGGGCAATATGAACACAAAGCGCCTGACCATCACTCCGGCAACGGATACCACCGACGCGGTGATGGAGAGCGACACCTCGCTGAGACTGCGGGCGCAGCGGGCGTACGACGGCCTGAGTGTTGCTGGCCCGTCAGGTGCATACGAGTATTTTGCCCGCAGCGCCAGCGGTCTGGTGCGTGATGCGCGGGCTATCAGCCCGTCTCCGGCAAATGTGACGGTTTCCATCCTGTCCACTGAGGGCGACGGCACAGCAACGGAGGCGTTGCTTAATACCGTTCGCGCCGTTCTGAATGCAGAGGATACCCGCCCGGTGGCCGACCGCCTGACCGTACAGAGCGCCAGAATCGTGACATGGCGGCTGAATGCAAAACTGTACTTTTACCCCGGCCCGGAATCCGAACCTATTCTGGCCGCGGCTGAATCGTCGTTCAGGAAGTGGCTGGCTGAGCAGGGGCTTATCGGTCAGGACGTGGCGTTGTCCGCCATTGCTGCCGCACTGCATGTGCACGGTGTGCAACGCGTGGAGATAATCGAACCCACACAGAATATGACCATCAGCGACATACAGGCGGCGCGCTGTGAGTCATTCACCATCAGCGAAGGTGGACGCAATGAGTAATTCACTGTTACCACCATCAGCCAGCAATTTCATGCGTTGTGCCGAAGCCGTCGGAACACGCATTACAGACATTCCGGTAGACCTCAACACGCTGTGGTCGCCGGACACCTGCCCGGTGCATCTGCTGCCTTATCTCGCCTGGGCGTTTTCCGTTGACCGCTGGGATCGCAACTGGCCGGAAGAGACAAAGCGACAGGTAATTCGTGATGCATGGCTGATACACCGACACAAAGGGACCATCAGCGCACTGCGAAGAGCCGTGGAGCCTCTCGGCTACCTGATTGAAGTAAAGGAGTGGTGGCAACTCAACGAGGAGCCAGGAACATTTCGCATTGTTGTCGGAGTACTTGATCAGGGCATCACCGATGAAATGTATCAGGAACTTGAGCGCCTTATTGCGGATGCAAAACCAGTAAGTCGCCATCTGACGGGGCTGGCGATCAGCCTGAGTGTGAACGGAAAGATTTTCGTTGGTACGGGATGCTATCACGGCGATGCCCTGACGGTTTATCCCTACACCCCGGAGTCCATTATTGTCGAAGGGGATTATTTCCCTGCCCCGGCCATTCATTTAATTGATAATCTGAGAGTAAACGCATGACAGTGAAATACTACGCCATTCTGACTAATCAGGGCGCAGCACGACTGGCTAACGCGACGATGCTCGGCAGTAAGCTGAATCTGACGCAAATGGCCGTTGGTGATGCAAATGGTGTGTTACCAACACCAGACCCTGCACAAACAAAACTGATTAACCAGAAACGCATTGCACCGCTGAATCTTCTGAGTGTTGACCCTAACAATCAGAGCCAGATTATTGCGGAGCAAATCATCCCTGAAAACGAGGGAGGATTCTGGATCCGTGAGATTGGTCTTTATGATGATGAAGGTGTACTCATTGCGGTGGCAAACTGCCCGGAAACGTACAAACCGCAGTTGCAGGAAGGCAGTGGACGCACCCAGACTATCCGCATGATTCTGGTTGTCACGAACACCGAAGCCATCACGCTGAAAATCGACCCGTCTGTGGTTCTGGCAACCCGCAAATATGTGGATGATAAAATCTCAGAGCACGAACAGTCACGACGTCACCCAGACGCCTCGCTGACCGTAAAAGGTTTTACTCAGTTAAGCAGTGCAATTAACAGTGAATCAGAAACACTGGCCGCAACACCGAAAGCGGTTAAGGCTGCATATGACCTGGCTAACGAGAAATATACCGCCCAGAACGCCACCACTACACAAAAAGGGATTGTTCAGCTCAGTAGCGCCACGAACAGCACGTCTGAAACACTGGCAGCGACACCAAAAGCTGTTAAGGCGGTAATGGATGAAACGAACAAGAAAGCACCATTAAACAGCCCGGCACTGACCGGAACGCCAACAACACCAACAGCGGCACAGGGGACTAATAGTACCCAGATCGCAAGCACGGCTTTCGTTATGGCCGCGATTGCCGCACTTGTAGACTCGTCACCTGATGCACTGAACACGCTGAACGAACTGGCTGCGGCGCTGGGCAATGACCCGAATTTTGCGACCACCATGACTAACGCGCTTGCGGGTAAGCAACCGAAGGATGCCACCCTGACGGCGCTGGCGGAGCTTGCTACATCAGCAGATAAACTCCCATATTTTACAGGGGCAGATCGTGCCGCGTTAACCGCGTTGACAAGTGTTGGACGTGCCATTCTTGGCAAAACCAGCACTCAGGGAGTTCTTGATTACCTTGGTTTAGGAGAAGGCTCTGCACTGCCCGTTGGTGTGCCCGTTCCGTGGCCCTTAGCAACACCACCAACGGGCTGGCTGAAATGTAACGGTGCAGCATTTTCTTCTGAAATGTACCCCAATCTGGCAAAAGCCTACCCCACCAATAAATTACCGGATTTACGGGGCGAATTTATTCGTGGCTGGGATGATGGGCGAGGAATTGATGCAGCACGCGCTTTATTGAGCATTCAAACCGGGATGTTGGAAAAACACCGCCATATTGTTGTAGCTAACGATGGATATGACACAAAGGATGAATGGGAGTTGGCCACGATTTTCAAAAAAACATATACACAAGGCAGGGGGCTTGATGCCACAAATACAGGAGGGAGTTTGATTCCATCACCAACGCTTCATTCACGAGGAAGTATTGGTAACACAGGTGGTAGTGAAACCCGCCCCCGCAATATTGCATTTAACTATATCGTGAGGGCGGCTTAGTTATATTCAACTGGCTGCTGCCAGTGGTATTTCCGGCAAGTTGATATCTGGTGCCATGTTTATATCCATTGCGTTCAGCGCGTCTATATAATCCAGCACGGCGTTAAGCCGGGTGGTTTCTGCCTGCGTCAACTTCCGCCCGGCCTGCAACTTCAACTGAATCAGACTTATGGAAGCCATTGCCGCATCAGCCAGTGACTGGCGCTTGGTTTCTGCCGCTTCTACTGCGGCACTATGTTGTGCCTCAGTATCTGTCACCCATTTTTCACCATCCCATTTATCGTATGGTGTTGACGGGGAGATAGTGGTTGTATTTTTCGGGTAGTCACCTAGCGTCGTGATTTCTTCGGTGTTTCCCGTGTCAGTGTTATAGACGGTTTCACCACGATGATCTGGCGTATACTCCCATGAATTTAAATTCTCCGAACGGCGGATAGCATAGCCCGCTTTATGTGCGCCCGGGGCATCTAAACAGGAATTTGCCGGAATACCGACACCCGCAGCAAGATATTCAGTTGATTCGGAAATATATTCCCGTGTCTCACCATCATAGTTATAAACGACGATGTTTCCTGCCTGTACGGCAATAAGGTCATCATTTAATATCGCGTTATTCATTATGCGGTTCTCACAATATAATTGAAGGCAATATTGCGTGGGCGGGTTTCATTCCCCTCTGAGGATTCCGTTCTGTATTGACTGGTAAATCTACCGTTAATTGCACCTTGCCGGACGGCGTTATCTGTCGACAACAGACTATCCCCGCCTTTGTCATTTGGCACCAGTACCGTGTTATCCCACGCATCCCATGACCGAATATTATGATAATGACTTCCTGTTAACCACCCCTGCATGCTTAAGATGACCCTTCCGGCATCCACCCCGCGCCCATCATCCCAGCCACGGATAAATTCACCGCGTAAGTCTGGTAATTTATTGGTGGGGTAAGCCATTGCCAGTCTGGGATACATTTCAGAAGAAAATGCTGCGCCGTTACATTTCAGCCACCCCGTTGGCGGCGTGGCTGAGGGCCATGGAAC